AATGTAAGCAATATCTATCGGCTTAATGTGGAAAAACTCGAAGCAGCTGCGGCGGCGGCGCGTGAGTCATATAAACCGAAAAGAAAAATTAGCCCGGCAAAAAATGACCCGTTAACAGTTGACCCGTCAAATATTGACCCCTCAACGGTTGACCCGTCAAATTTTGATGGATCAACTGTTGATAAAAAACTGCCGATTAGGGGGCCGATGATTGACCCCGATCCGTCAGTATTAAAACCTGATCCGTCAGATAAAAGATCTTCTTGTCCGGACGCTTCGCAACCGGACCCGCAGACGGCTGAACAGGATTTTTTAACCCGACACCCTGACGCGGTTGTGTTCAGTGCGAAAAAACGCCAGTGGGGAAGTCAGGAAGATTTGGTGTGCGCACAGTGGATCTGGGGACGAATCGTGAGTCTTTACGAGCAGGCGGCCAGCTATGATGGCGAGATCACTAGACCGAAAGAACCCAACTGGACAGCATGGGCCAATGACGTTCGCACAATGCGGATGCTGGATGGCAGAACTCACAGACAAATTTGTGAAATGTTTGGGCGTCTCCAGCGGGATTCGTTCTGGGTAAAAAACATCATGAGTCCGGCAAAACTCCGGGAAAAATGGGATGAACTGGTTATCCGCCTGGGGCGTTCGCCTGCGCAGCGTTGCGTGAATCACATTTCTGAACCGGACACTGAAATTCCGCCGGGCTTCAGGGGGTAAGTGTTAATTTCTGGTCATGAGGTAATTTTCAGGAGGGCTTGTGGCAAAAGTTTTTACACAAGAAGAGCGGGAAAAAATTAAAGGGCAGGTTGTTGAACTCGTACGCCAGAGTGGGCGCGAGACGTTACGACAACTGGAAACTAAAACTGGGGCAACAAGATATCTGATGAGCGTTCTGGCCAGAGAGCTGGTTGCCAGTGGCGATGTATACAACTCTGGTTACGGGTTATTCCCGTCTGAACAGGCGCGTAAGGACTGGCAAAATGCCCGTAAAAAGCTCTCAAGGGCAAAGCTGAAGAAACCATCTGCGGTTGATCCGGACCTTATCTGGTCATTACCTGACGGAGAAATACGTCGCTACGACAGGCGCCTAAACATAATCTGTCGCGAGTGCCGGAAGAGTGAAGCTATGCAGCGTGTACTGGCGTTTTATCAGGGGAATTTTGAGGAGGTGGTGCGGTGAGTGAATCAAAATGCCAGGTTAATGGCAACAAGATAGAACCATGTGCAGCACTGGCAAAGTCCCTTGAGCGTGATGCTGAATACACGATGCGAAAAGGTCTGCTGATATACAAAATCTGGAATGAGAGTTTAACTCGCGGTCCTGATTTTGTGATGTTGCGTTCCGGTGAATTTTCTAAATTACCAGTTCGGGTTTCATTTTGTCCGTTCTGTGGTGAAAGTCTGAAAACGTGGGAGAACAGAAATGAATGAAATTAAAGAAATACCAGTAGTACGTGATGAATATGGCTACTGGACGCATCCTGAATATGAAAAATTCTGTGACGGTCGGGAATATATTTCAACGGAAGAGTTTAACGCCTGGATGGAGGAAAATAATCTTCAATACGTCCTCTGCTTCAGAGATGAAGGATGTGCTGACCTTGATGCGTGTGATGCTGATATTTCTGCATGGGAACCGGAACGACCAGAGGGCAATGGATGGTTTATTGGTTCAATACATGACACCGAAGATGGCCCGGTTTGTGTATGGCTGAGAAATAAGGCCGAAGCATAAAGGCTATAAACCGACTAACAACTAAATACTGAAGATTTAAATCAGAAACGATTTTTATTAAATCCTTAACCGGAGGGATTCCTGCACCCTCAGAACATCAGGAGGCCGTCCGAAAGGGCGGTAGTGAAATGCGAAAATTCAAAATAATTATTGAAACGGGAATAGCCGGTGGAGATTTCGAGGATGAATTCGAAGTGGATGATGATGCAACACCAGATGAAATACAGGATGAAGCTAAAGATATTTTCTTTAACTACTGCAATTACTCATACCACGAAATAAAAGACGAAGAGGAAGAACAAAATGGCTGATTTTGGTTCAACTAAATATAACGCCAGTTTTGAAGAATGGCATGAACTGTTAATGGATTATGCAGAGTTACGCGGTGGAAGTGCCGCTGATGCTGAAGCATGGCGTGATGATTATGAAGCAGGGAAAACACCGGTCGAAGCATATTGTGATGAGTGGGGCGATGAATGAGCGAGATTAATTATCAGGAAGGGCATGAAAAGGTAGGGCAGGCAAAACCAGTGGCATGGCGATATCGCTACGTGAAAAAAGGCGTTACAGACTTTCAGGGGAAGCAGTGGGTTGGTGACTGGAAATATGTCCCGACAAAAGAGGATTGTAACGACAGACCAAACTATGAAATTCAGGCGTTATTCACGGCCCCGCCAGCTTCGGTGACATCAGAAGGACTGGTTAAAGCTGTGCGCTTTTATGAACAGGTACGGCGTGAGGATCCGCCAGTTGAAACCGGAGCATGGAAAGACGCTATTGACTGGGTACTCAAGGAGGCCTGCCTGGTTGTAAACACGGGCATCAAAGGAGGCTGAATGGGTATTGCCGCAAGTTATACCATGCATCTCTATTGTGATTGCCGCCAGTGTACGGATGGCAAATATCAGTCGCCAGATTTTGGTGAGTATATCGGTACGTCATGGGCTGGCTGTGCAAAAGAGGCACGTAAAGATGGGTGGCGAATAAGTGCCGACAAAACGCGTGCTTTTGCGCCAGGGCATAAAATTTTGAGGAGCAACAAAGGAGAGTGATGTGCCTACATTATTCAGAAAAGAATATCCGCGAAAAAGTAGAGCGACAGAATTTTTGTTTCTCATTCTGTTTATCGTGTTGATGATACCGATATCCCCGTTAATTCTGGTATGGGGAATCGGAAAAATAATTGAGCCAGTTATTGAATTGTATAACGACGTGGTATGGGCTCCGTTCAACACACTGCACAATAAAATTAATCCGTATAAGGAAAACTGATATGGCAACTTTGACAAAAAAAGAACAGGCATGGTTGAACGAATTACAGGACGTTCTTGATCGCTGTCCATCACCGAAAAAAATTGGTTTTTACACCATTGGCGATAAAAGCATTTACCTGTATGACCTGCGCCGCATGGATGAAATCATGGAGGCTCTTGATAATCGTTCGTCAATGGATTGGTGTGTTGCTGTCCATGATATGAATGCAGGGTTTGATGAAAAGATTTTGTTCCCCTCATCAGTTGAAAGCACTGCGGGTTAAGGAGTAACACATGACCACTATTACCAAAGAACGTATTGAATTGTTCATTAAAAACCCGCTTGAAAACGGGCTTACCCGTGGTGAACAAATGGAACTGGCACGGATTGCGCTGGCATCGCTGGAAGCAGAGCCGGTTGTGTTCTGGTTTGAAAAATATCAAGAAGGGGCTACGGCATGACGACTTTTACCAGAGAGCAGTTAATAGCTCACGCAGAGGAGACTATTGAAGCACAGAGACTGTGCATACCGGGCACAATCGACCATGACATCATCCGCACATATAAGATGGATATTGCTGTTCTGGAAATCGCACTGGTATCGCTGGCAGCAGAGCCAGCCGGTAAATTGCATGAATACAAACCAGTGGGATATCAGCGTCTGGTCGATGAGTTAACCATGCTGGTAAAGCAGTTAACCTGGCAACTGAGGAAAGCGAAGCCAGACTGCAAATTACCGGATAAGGCGATGAGTTATCTGGAGCGGAACGGACTGATAAGCGTGGAGGATATTTTACGATGACCTGGCCTGAAGCATTAACAACGGTAGGAATTGCGATGGCGGTGGCGCTGGTGGTGTATTCGATTTGCCGCTGGGGATAAAAACGGTTTGCGGGAAAAGGAGAGTTAAGTAGAATTGCAGCGGGTGCTTGAGGCTATCTGTCTCAGGCATGAACACCAAAAGGCAGATAGAGAAAAGCCCCAGTTAACATTACGCGTCCGGCAAGACGCTTAACATTAATCTGAGGCCATATCTATGCTCTACACACGTAGGTTAGCCTCTTACGTGCCGAAAGGCAAGGAGAAGCAGGCTATGAAGCAGCAAAAGGCGATGCTAATCGCCCTGATCGTCATCTGTTTAACCGTCATTGTGACGGCACTGGTAACGAGGAAAGACCTCTGCGAGGTACGAATCCGAACCGGCCAGACGGAGGTCGCTGTCTTCACAGCTTACGAACCTGAGGAGTAAGAGACCTGGCGGGGGAGAAATCCCTCGCCACCTCTGATGTGTCAGGCATCCTCAACGCACCCGCACTTAACCCGCTTCGGCGGGTTTTGTTTTTTCCTGGCATTCTGGTTTACAATTCGCACGTCAGCCTGAACACCTGACACCTGCTGCGCCAGCAGAGAAAACAGATGGCGCACAAAACCAAATTTCACAATTCTGATACCGACCTTGCCATCCGGCATGAGCGGCGTTCACACGCATTTAAAACCGACTGGTACCAACACCCACCATGTACTGAAGAACAGGCCGAATGGCTGATTCATAACTACCGCAGACGTGGATATGAGTTTAGGAAAGCCCTCACCCTCGATTATCGTCACTGGATAATCTACGTCAGACTCCCTTATTCCGAACGCCCACCGCGTCCGTCCCGCACATTCCAGCAACGCATCTGGAGGTAACGTGCGGGTATTACTTCGACCTGTTCTGGTACCGGAACTCGGGCTGGTGATCGTTAAGCCGGGCCGTGAATCCATGCCGGTATTCCACAATACCCGGGTACTGGTGGAGCCGGAACCGAAAAGCATGCGTAATCTGCCGTCCGGGGTCGTTCCTGCCGTTCGCCAGCCGCTGGCGGAGGATAAATCATTACTGCCATTTTTCAGCGACGAACGAGTGATTCGTGCTGCTGGTGGCGCTGGCGCATTGTCTGACTGGTTACTGCGCCATGTTAAATCCTGCCAGTGGCCACACGGCGATTATCACCACAGTGAAACCGTCATTCACCGTTATGGTACCGGCGCAATGGTGTTGTGCTGGCACTGCGACAACCAGCTGCGTGACCAGACATCCGAATCACTCGGGCAACTTGCTCATCAAAACCTGTCAGCATGGATGATTGACGTCATCGGTCACGCAATAAGCGGTACGCAGGAGCGTGAATTATCTCTGGCTGAATTATCCTGGTGGGCGGTCCGCAATCAGGTGGCGGACGCGCTACCGGAAGCGGTATTACGTCGTTCGCTGGGGTTGCGTGCGGAAAAAATCCGCTCAATGTACCGTGAAAGCGACATCGTACCGGGAGAGCAGACCGCCACCAGCATACTGAAACAGCGCACAAAAAATCTTGCGCCGCTGCCTCACGCCCACCAGCAAAACCCGCCACAGGAAGAGACGGTGGTCAGCATTGCCGTTGATCCTGAGTCTCCGGAATCTTTCATGAAACGACCTAAACGTCGCCGCTGGGTTAACGAGAAATACACACGCTGGGTGAAGACACAGCCGTGTGCGTGTTGTGGTAAGCCAGCCGACGATCCCCATCACCTGATTGGTCATGGTCAGGGCGGAATGGGGACAAAATCTCACGATATTTTCACGCTACCGCTGTGTCGGGAGCATCACAACGAGCTTCATGCGGATCCTCTGGCGTTCGAAGAAAAGCATGGTTCTCAGGTTGATTTAATTTTTCGTTTTCTTGATCACGCCTTTGCAACTGGCGTGCTTGGGTAAAAGAGGTGACTGATGCTCATAGATTTGGTTTTACCTTACCCGCCGACGGTGAACACTTACTGGCGACGCCGTGGCAGCACATATTTTATCTCGGAGGAGGGAAAGCGTTATCGCCGGGCTGTGGCGCTTATTGTTCGCCAGCAGCGGCTGAAATTAAGCCTGTCCGGAAGGCTGGCGATAAAGGTGATTGCAGAGCTACCGGATAAGCGCCGTCGTGACCTGGACAATATTCTGAAAGCACCACTGGATGCACTGACACATGCGGGGTTGCTTATCGACGACGAGCAGTTTGATGAAATCAATATTGTGCGCGGACTGCCTGTTCCTGGTGGTCGGTTGGGGATAAAAATCACAGAGCTGGAGTGCGCATGAATAACCAGTATTTACAGTTTGTTCGTGAGCAGCTCATTATCGCCACCGCCGATTTGAGTGGGGCAACAAAAGGTCAGCTTGAAGCCTGGCAGGAGAATGCCATGTTTGATACAGGGCGTTACAGACGTAAAAAAATCCGGTACCGCGATAAGGTCACTGGAAAAATGGTAACGCTGGATAATCCACCGATCCCGGGAAAGCAATCGCTGGCGAAAGGTTCATCAATTGCCCTAGTCAGTCCGGTTGAGTTTTCGACATCATCATGGCGACGCGCCGTTCTGTCTCTTGAAGAGCATCAGAAGGCGTGGGTACTGTGGGTATACAGTGAAAATCCGAGTTGGGATTATCAGGTGGTCATTGCGAAATGGGCGTGGGATAAGTTTCAGGTGCATTTTGGCACCAGAAAAATTACAGGGAAAACGCTTGAGCGTCTGAAGAAATTAATCTGGCTGGCGGCGCAGGATGTCAGGGGGAGGATTACTGGGTGTGACGTCTACCAGCGACAGGAACTTGCCAGACTGTGTGGAGTTAAGTCAGACAACTGGAGCCACAATTATGCGCACTACTGGCGTGATATGTGCGACATTTTTAAGAACCTCGACAACGAATCTTTGATTTATACCATGAAAACAAGATCGCAACAAAAAGCGACCTTTTCGCGGCGGGTTATTGCAAAAGTCAATTAAATCGCGTACATTTCGTGTAAATCTGATATTTTGCTGATTTTGTACACGATGGCAAACTAAACAAAGCCTGCTGCTGAGCGGGCTATCTTTTGTCGTAAGTTGAGCGAAAGACCATCGATTTTACCTTGCTAAAACTATTCTGCTATTGCCGAGTTACCCTTTAGGTAATACACTCATCTTATAAAAGAAAGTGGTTGTTAGCCACATAGGTTAGGATGTGCGCATACTTTGTTTGTGTGCTTTTTGTGTTTTATCTGTTAACGGAGGGGAGCATGCCGAAATATCTAACACTTGCCGCTCGCGCGATCCTCTCACCTGAGAAGATCATCAAAAAAATTGCAGATATAGCTTCCATGTGTGATGGAAAAGAAGCTAAGCATGAAAGTGACAAGTTTTTCATTGATAGTAATGGTTCGATGGTTTTGAATCGCAACAACGCTGATGTGCAAAAGGCTTTCGCAGCCAATATTAAGGGATTGAGTACTAAGAAGAAGGGTTAGTCTTCTATGTGGGCTGCGCTGATTGTTATTGTTTTAGTTTGTGGTTATCACTATACCAACTGCCATTTGCCGTCACGATACCGTCAAAGCAAAGCGATCGGTTGGAATGCATACTTTGATGTTGCACTGAAAGGTGGTGAGTTTCTCATAAGTGGTATTCTTATCGCTGCCTTATTGGTTGTTGTTCTGTACGCTGGAATGTCACTTTGGAACATTCCAGCGTACTTGTTTGGTTGGTACGCTCCCTTTACTTTCGCCCATGACTTTCTCAAAATGCGAGTGTTTGGGTTGAGCATGTTCCCTGCTATGTCGATAGCTTTCACTATTATTGTAAGTATCGGGAAGGCATCAGAGGCAACCAAAAACCATAAAGACCCACAAAAGCGCAAGGCTATTTTTGAAGAAATTGCGGCTCATAGTGCCGTGGAAAATATCCTTCTTGAATCAGTTGAGCGTGGATTGTTATTGTTGGTTACACTGAAGTCTCGCAAGGTCTATGTGGGGATGATTGATGAGGCACGTTTCAATCAGTTAGATACTAACACATTGGTGCTAATCCCTTTTATGTCCGGGTACAGAGATAAAGATACTCTGACTTTTTGTGTTGAGCATAATTATGTGGACTACTACCTTAGTCAGGGTATCACATTAACTTCTGAGCCATTGTCAGTTTATCAGTTTAGGCATGTGTTGCCCTTCGATCAGATCGAATCTTTTTCGCTGTTTAATGTTGAAACATTCGAGACTTTCAAGGCAGGTATTGAAGGGAAGAAGGCCACTGAAGTACAGAATCAAACAAGTTAAGGTTGTTACCTCATTAATTAAACCCGCCATTGAGCGGGTTTTTTGATGCCCGAAGTGCGGTACATTAAACGCGCTGGTAGTTATTAATATCGGTCTTTCAGCTTGCTGGCTTTTTCGACAAGAGTTATTGGTATGTCACGTTAACCAGAAAAGGAAAAGACATGCTAAAACAGCAGGATATGACAGAAACCGCCAGAGTGGTGTTTAATGAATTAAGCGTTACCGACCCGGCGACAGTCGGGGAGATAGCGCAGAATACTTACCTTTCACGCGAACGCTGCCAGTTAATACTGACTCAGCTGGTTATGGCGGGTCTGGCAGACTATCAGTTCGGTTGTTACAGACGCCTTCCGCAGTGAAGGCTTTTTTATTTATGGTAAATGGGCGGCTGGTGGGTGTTAGGGGCACCCACCAGCCATCTGCTCATGCGTTGGGTTCACAAGCAAACCTCAGGCCCACTGCTTTGCGCAAAAGCAGAATGAGCCTATCAGAGACAGGCTTAATGATCCATGCTTAATACTGTAAAAATATCCAGTTGTGAGTTAATCAACGCCGACTGCCTGGAATTTATCCGGTCGTTACCCGAAAATTCTGTTGACCTGATAGTTACGGACCCGCCGTACTTTAAAGTGAAGCCTGAGGGCTGGGATAACCAGTGGAAGGGCGACGATGATTACCTGAAGTGGCTGGACCAGTGTCTGGCGCAGTTCTGGCGGGTGCTGAAACCTGCCGGAAGTCTTTACCTGTTCTGTGGTCATCGCCTGGCATCTGATATCGAAATCATGATGCGTGAACGCTTCAGTGTGCTGAACCATATTATCTGGGCGAAGCCGTCCGGACGCTGGAACGGATGCAACAAGGAAAGCCTGCGGGCGTATTTCCCCGCCACAGAGCGCATTCTGTTCGCGGAACATTATCAGGGGCCGTATCGTCCGAAAGATGCCGGGTATGCGGCGAAGGGCAGTGCACTGAAACAGCATGTGATGGCCCCGCTGATTTCTTACTTTCGTGATGCGCGCGCGGCCCTGGGGATAACGGCAAAACAGATTGCAGATGCCACAGGAAAGAAAAACATGGTGTCGCACTGGTTCAGTGCCAGTCAGTGGCAGCTACCGAACGAAAGCGATTATCTGAAATTACAGTCGCTGTTTGCCCGGGTGGCAGAAGAGAAACATCAGCGCGGTGAACTGGAAAAGCCCCACCACCAGCTGGTGGATACGTATACGTCACTGAACCGGCAGTATGTGGAGCTGCAGAGTGAATATAAGCATCTGCGGCGGTATTTTGGTGTGACGGCGCAGGTGCCGTACACGGATGTGTGGACACATAAACCGGTGCAGTTCTATCCCGGGAAACATCCGTGCGAAAAACCGGCAGAAATGCTGCAGCAGATAATCAGCGCAAGCAGTCGTCCGGGAGACCTGGTTGCAGATTTTTTTATGGGCTCAGGTTCAACGGTAAAAGCTGCACTGGCGCTCGGGCGTCGTGCGATTGGCGTTGAACTGGAGACCGGACGTTTTGAGCAGACAGTCAGGGAAGTTCAGGATTTAATCGTTTGAAACGGATGAGATTGCAGAATTAATTACGCACCATTATTATTCTGCTCCCGGCCCTTTAGCTCAGTGGTGAGAGCGAGCGACTCATAATCGCCAGGTCGCTGGTTCAAATCCAGCAAGGGCCACCATCACATACCGCCATTAGCTCATCAGGAAAGAGCGCCAGCCTTCGAAGCTGGTTGCGCGGGGTTCAAGTCCCCGATGGCGGTCCATTATCTGCATCATGCGTTGTTAGCTCAGCCGGACAGAGCAATTGCCTTCTAAGCAATCGGTCACTGGTTCGAATCCAGTACAACGCGCCACACTTATTTTCCCTGGCTCGCTTTTGTGGGCCTTTTTTTTAAATGTCTCACAATTTAGGCGGTTGACTGTTGTCTGGTTTGCGGGGAGTTTGTTAAAAGAAACTGGCATGGTGAATCCCCCTGTGCGGAGGGGCAATCAGCGAGTAGGTATATGGGATAATCGCGGATTCAGGTGCTGGTACTGAATTCACCGGGAGGCACCCGGCACCATGCAATGGCACATAGCGCCACTCTCCAGCCCCTCTCCGGAGGGGCTGTTTATATTGATTTTGTCAGATGTGAGTAAACTGCTTATGGACTTTGTTGTTTTAGCCCATAAGGACATATTTGCAGAGTGCAACGGTTATTAAAGCATTCATTCAATACGTTATCTGTATTTGTAGGGCATTCCTGGCTGTTTTTGATTAAATTCCAGAATGTTTTATTGAATGGTACTACGTTGTAAATGGTTACAGGTAGCACTTTGTTATTGAGCATGATGCCTGTGTGAGTCAGTGTAAATATACTTTCAGGAGGTAAGAAAGCATCCGATTGATACCAGATTATTAATTTTATTTTACTCCATATGACTGAAAAAGATATTCCGCATGATGGCTGGATAACTGTATCAATCACAATCCACTTCATTTAGTTTCCTTGTTTATGCCTTGCTGGTGATGTTCTGAAAAGTATAAATGATATTTTTGATTGTAAACCATAGAGCAGAATTATTTTTCTGATGTTGTTTATTGTTTATTTAAATGCAGGGTGGTTTATATCTCGTCTTGTAGTTTATCCATGCATATCTGCTTGATGATGAGGTTTTTATTTAAGGTATGGTTTTGTGTTTTTTCTGTATTACATGTCAGGTATTTTAAAGAATCATTTTTCAGATGGTGGAAAGAACCATGGTATTTAAACACTATGATGTTGTCAGGGCGGCGTCGCCGTCAGATCTTGCGGAAAAGCTGACACATAAACTGAAAGAGGGCTGGCAGCCGTTTGGTAGTCCGGTGGCCATAACCCCTTATACCCTGATGCAGGCGATTGCAGCAGAAGGTGATGTGGTCGTCAGTGGTGCAACTGAGCCGGAGTGGTACTACGTCATCGTACTGGCCGGGCAATCCAATGCCATGGCTTACGGTGAAGGGCTTCCGCTTCCGGATTCTTACGATGCGCCCCACCCACGCATTAAGCAACTGGCCCGTCGCAACACAGTGACTCCCGGTGGTAAAGCATGCGCATTTAACGACATCATTCCGGCAGACCACTGCCTGCATGATGTTCAGGATATGAGCGCACTGAATCATCCGAAGGCAGACCTGAGCAAAGGGCAGTACGGCTGTGTCGGCCAGGGCTTACATATTGCCAAAAAACTGCTTCCGTATATCCCGAATAACGCGGGGATCCTGCTGGTACCATGCTGTCGTGGTGGTTCGGCATTCACCCAGGGCGCGGAGGGGACATTCAGTGCGGACACGGGGGCCAGCCAGGATTCGGCACGCTGGGGTGTGGGTAAACCGTTATATCAGGACCTGATCGCACGCACCAAAGCGGCATTACAGAAGAACCCGAAAAATGTGTTGCTGGCGGTGTGCTGGATGCAGGGCGAATTTGACATGAGCGCTGCCACCTACGCACAGCAACCGGACCTGTTCACGGCCATGCTGAAGCAGTTCCGTACTGACCTTTCCGGATTTAACGCGCAGTGCCATGGCGGCAGTGCTGCAGTTGTACCGTGGATTTGTGGCGACACGACGTATTACTGGAAAAACACATACGGCACACAGTATGACTCCGTCTACGGCGCATACAAAAACAGGGAGAGCGACAACGTTTTCTTTGTGCCGTTCATGACCGACGGTAACGGCAACAACACGCCCACCAACTTACCGGCAGAAGACCCGGATATTGCTGATGCAGGTTATTACGGCGCGCAATCCCGTAGTAATGGTAATTGGGTATCGTCAAACCGCCCGACACATTTCAGTTCATGGGCGCGCAGGAGCATTATTCCGGATCGTATGGCAACCGCTATTCTGAACGCAGCCGGGCGCACCTCAGCCTTCATCAGTGGTAAGGCACCGGAAATCAAACCCTCGCCCGGCGTCGACACGCCATCGGGGCCGTCTGAAGATGCATCCGTACGCACAATCTCCCTGTTGCCGACAGCCGGAGAGGCTGCTGCGCAGGGCTGGACCATTAAGGACGGCGGAATTCAGTTGTCGGGTGGTGTATTTAAGATCACCAAGCAGAGCAATAAAACTTGGTCCCTGATGCATCCGGTGGATGACGCAGTCTCCCTGCTGACACGGGGTGGCAGACTGAGCTGTAAGTTTCGACTGTCAGGCGCACTGACCAACAACCAGTTCGGTCTGGGAATTTATCTGTATACCGATGTAGCGTTACCTGACGTCGTGGCGATGACCGGGACTGGTAACCCGTTCCTGATGTCGTTCTTCACCCAGACCACAGACGGCAAACTGAATCTGATGCATCACAAGAAAGCAGGAAACACAAAGTTGGGCGAGTTCGGGAATTACAGTAACGACTGGCAGACGCTGGAGCTGGTGTTCACCGCCGGCAGTGCCACGGTTACTCCGAAACTGAATGGAGTGGCTGGCCCGGCATTCCAGGTCATAAAAGACAGTCTGACACTGGGGCTGAATGCGCTGACGCTGACGGATATTACCAAAAATGCAGCGTATGGCGTTGAGATAGAAAGTCTGGTGCTGGAGATAAATGCACCAGCATCATCATAAAAAGTGAGCCAGTCAAATGGAAGGTATCGTTAAACTCACCGGTAGTGTCAGTGGGTCGTCTGAGATGCCTGCATGAGTTATCAGAGCCATCAGTACTTAACTGGTGGCTTTTTTTATTGTTGTCAGCTTCCGGATAACGGGAGACGGGGTATGTACCAGATGGAAAAAATCACAACAGGTGTGTCATACACCACGTCAGCGGTGGGAACGGGCTACTGGTTCCTGCAGTTGCTGGACAGGGTTTCCCCGTCTCAGTGGGCGGCAATAGGCGTGCTGGGGAGTCTGCTGTTTGGGCTGCTGACATATCTGACTAACCTGTATTTCAAAATCAGAGAGGACCGTCGTAAGGCTGCACGGGGAGAGTAATTCAATGACTCAAAACTATGAACTGATTGTGAAAGGGATCCGCAATTTTGAGAATAAAGTTACGGTAACTTTAGCGTTACGGGACAAAAAACGCTTTGACGGTGAAATTTTTGACCTGGACATCTCGCTGGACCGTGTTGAAGGTGCCGCGCTGGAGTTTTATGAGGCAGCAGCCAGAAGGAGCATCAGACAGGTCTTCCTGGATGTTGCTGCCGGGTTATGTGAAGGGGATGAGCAGTCGCCGGAAAAGCGCCCCGTAATTTTAGAGGCGCAGGATGTGTTGATAACCTACAGAGGAAAACTACCGGGAATAATTACGGGTTCTCTGAAGAGTCCGCCGAAATGGTAATTTTACCAGCATATTTTTCATCCAGTAATACAGCAAGCCGCCTGAAAGAGTCTTGTTGTTCCTGAGACCATTTGGGATTGCATGATTCAAACTGGATTGATGCCAGCGTTGATTGCATCTGTTCCCTTGGAATTGAGAATGCCAGATATGAGAAGGCGACGGTAAGGGTATTCACGTCTTCCCGAAGCCTGGAAATGCTGTCGAGCAACTCCTGTAGAGAAATGGTGTTATTGTCCATAAATAATCCTCATGATTGTATTGACCTGTTAGCAGCCTGAGGCAACAGGCTGGAACTGATAAACATATCCAGGGCTCAGAAACCGATAAATCCTGATAAATATCCATGAACGCAAAAATCAGATACGGCCTGTCGGCTGCCGTTCTGGCGCTGATTGCCGCTGGTGCGCCTGCGCCTGACATTCTCGACCAGTTTCTGGATGAAAAGGAAGGTAACCACACCACGGCATACCGTGATGGCGCGGGTATCTGGACCATCTGCCGCGGTGCCATCCTGGTGGATGGCAAACCTGTCGTTCCGGGCATGAAGTTGTCGAAGGAAAAATGCGACCGGGTTAACGCCATTGAGCGTGATAAGGCGCTGGCATGGGTGGAGAAAAACATCAAAGTGCCATTGAGCGAACCCCAGAAAGCGGGGATCGCGTCATTCTGTCCGTACAACATTGGTCCCGGTAAGTGTTTCCCGTCGACGTTTTATAAACGAATTAATGCAGGTGATCGCAGGGGAGCGTGTGAGGCGATTCGCTGGTGGATTAAGGACGGTGGCAGAGACTGCCGTATTCGTTCAAACAACTGCTACGGTCAGGTATCCCGTCGTGACCAGGAGAGCGCGCTGGCGTGCTGGGGTATCGACAGATAAGCAGAATATTTTGCTGAAAAATGCGGTTTGCTTACACGGACGGATAACACGAAATCCTGCGAACTGACAAAAACTAAGTGAATAAAAGTAAAAACCCCGTTTGTTGGCTGCAAGCGGGGTTTTGTGTTTCCTGACTCTGGAAAAGTCAAAGGAGAAAGTGTGTTTGATTTTAGCAAACTGATTCGGGAGATTCGAGTGATGGCTGAAAAATTATCCACCTGGAAGTTCATTCTTATCTGGCTGGTGTTTGTGATTATGGCCTCCGGTTATTTCATCGGTCAGATACGCTGGTGGTGAAATGAACCGCGTACTGTGCGTGGTCATCATTGCCCTGCTGGTGGCCTGCGGTGCGCTTAGTCTGGGGCTGAATCATTACCGTGATAACGCCATAACCTACAAAGAGCAGCGCGATAAAAAAGTCAGTGAGCTGGAGCAGGCAAATGCAACCATTACTGATATGCAGCAGCGCCAGCGTGATGTTGCTGCACTTGATGCCAGATACTCGAGGGAATTAGCCGATGCGAGAGCTGAAAATGAAACTCTGCGCGCTGACGTTGCCGCTGGTCGTAAGCGCCTGCGGATCAACGCCACCTGCCCCGGTACCGTGCGTGAAGCCCCCACCACCTCCGGCGTGGATAATGCAACCGGCCCCCGACTGGCAGACACCGCTGAACGGGATTATTTCACTCTCAGAGAGCGGTTGATGCTGATGCAGAAGCAGCTGGAAGTGGCGCAGGAATATATCCGCACTCAGTGCCTGAAATAAGTTTTGCTGATGCGCGGTATTGTCGCCGTATCCCCGCATTAACAGAGACCGCAGCCCGACCGGGAGACTCCTCTGCGCGAGTGTGCGGGGATAATCAAAAACGATACACACCGGGGTTTACCGCGTTAACGGAGCGCGGCGTTGTCCCCTCATAGTCGCCTGTCCGGTGCGATGGTGGAAGAAACTGGACTACATTGAAAATGATAACCATTATCATTTTTGCGGGTCCTTTCCGGCGATCCGGGCCGTTACGGGGCGGCGACCTCGCGGTTTTTCACTATTTATGAAAATTTTTCAGGGAAAATCGTGTCGGTACTTCTCGAATATAACTTTTTGTTTTTTTTAATATTGCATTCATAAATGTCCGACATGAAAGTGTCCGAAAATGCCTTTTTCTGGCGTTTTCATGTCGGGCCTTGTATTTGATAATGGGTTGTTCTATGAAGGTTAATAAAAAGAGGCTTGCCGAAATTTTTAACGTGGACCCGCGGACGATTGAACGCTGGCAGTCTCAGGGGCTCCCTTGCGTCTCCAAAGGCAGTAAGGGCATTGAATCTGTATTTGATACTGCCATGGCAATTCAGTGGTATGCGCAGAGGGAAACTGATATCGAAAACGAAAAGCTCCGCAAAGAACTGGCCGATTTGCGTGCGGCAGCGGAGTCAGATTTACAACCCGGCACCATTGACTATGAACGCTACCGGCTCACAAAAGCGCAGGCAGATGCGCAGGAACTGAAAAATGCCCGTGAAGACGGAGTGGTGCTGGAAACTGAACTGTTTACCTTCATTCTGCAACGTGTGGCACAGGAGATTTCGGGGATACTTGTGCGTGTGCCGTTGACATTACAGCGTAAATATCCGGACATTTCACCATCACACCTTGATGTGGTGAAAACTGAAATCGCGAAAGCCTCCAATGTTGCAGCTAAGGCCGGTGAAAACGTGGGCGGGTGGATCGATGATTTCAGACGCACAGAAGGCAGCTAATGCAGCCGGTGCGATAGCTACAGGGCTTTTATCTCTCATTATTCCTGTTCCACTGACGACAGTTCAGTGGGCCAATAAACATTATTACCTTCCTAAAGAGTCGTCTTATACCCCGGGGCGGTGGGAAACACTGCCGTTTCAGGTTGGCATCATGAACTGTATGGGCAACGATTTGATTCGCACTGTTAACCTGATTAAATCTGCCCGTGTTGGTTATACAAAGATGTTGCTGGGAGTGGAGGCTTATTTTATTGAGCATAAATCACGCAACAGCCTTCTTTTTCAGCCCACGGACTCAGCTGCTGAAGATTTTATGAAATCTCATGTTGAGCCAACGATAAGGGATGTTCCTGCATTGCTGGAGCTGGCTCCATGGTTCGGAAGAAAACACCGCGATAATACGCTCACCCTGAAGCGTTTTTCCTCCGGTGTGGGTTTCTGGTGTCTGGGGGGAGCGGCAGCAAAAAACTACCGTGAAAAATCCGTGGATGTGGTTTGTTATGACGAGCTTTCCTCGTTCGAACCGGATGTTGAAAAAGAGGGTTCGCCAACCCTGCTGGGGGATAAACGTATTGAGGGCTCTGTATGGCCAAAATCCATTCGCGGCTCGACGCCTAAAATCAAAGGCTCCTGCCAGATCGAAAAAGCCGCTAACGAGTCGGCACATTTCATGCGTTTTTATGTGCCCTGTCCGCACTGTGGGGAGGAGCAGTATCTGAAATTTGGCGATGATGCCTCGCCTTTCGGTCTTAAGTGGGAGAAGAATAAGCCAGAAAGTGTTTTCTACCTTTGTGAGCATCATGGCTGTGTGATCCATCAGTCTGAGCTTGACCAGAGTAACGGGCGGTGGATCTGTGAAAACACGGGCATGTGGACTCGTGACGGTCTGACATTTTTCAGCGCCGCGGATAATGAAATTCCGCCGCCGCGCTCCATCACATTCCATATCTGGACGGCGTACAGTCCGTTCACCACCTGGGTACAGATTGTCTATGACTGGCTGGATGCACTGAAAGATCCCAACGGCCTGAAAACCTTTGTGAACACCACGCTGGGCGAGACCTGGGAAGAGGCCGTGGGCGAAAAAATCGATCACCAGGTACTGATGGATAAGGTTGTGCGTTACACGGCGGCGGTGCCTGCCCGGGTGGTTTATCTGACGGCGGGCATTGACTCGCAGCGAAACCGTTTTGAGATGTATGTCTGGGGATGGGCTCCGGGAGAGGAAGCCTTTCTGGTGGATAAAATCATCATTATGGGGCGTCCCGATGAGGAAGAGACGCTGTTACGTGTGGATGCGGCGATCAACAAAAAATACCGCCATGCAGACGGAACCGAAATGACTATTTCCCGTGTCTGCTGGGACATCGGGGGGATCGATGGCGAAATCGTTTATCAGAGGTCAAAAAAACACGGTGTTTTCCGGGTGCTGCCGGTAAAAGGCGCATCTGTCTATGGCAAGCCGGTGATCACCATGCCAAAAACCCGCAATCAGCGGGGCGTGTATCTGTGTGAAGTGGGGACGGACACCGCAAAAGAAATTCTCTATGCCCGTATGAAAGCCGATCCCACGCCTGTGGATGAAGCCACGTCGTATGCCATCCGTTTTCCTGATGATCCGGAGATTTTTTCGCAGACAGAGGCGCAGCAACTGGTCGCGGAAGAGCTTGTGGAGAAGTGGGAAAAAGGAAAGATGCGTCTGCTGTGGGATAACAAAAAGCGGCGTAACGAAGCGCTGGACTGCCTGGTGTGTGCCTACGCGGCATTACGTGTGTCCGTGCAACGCTGGCAGCTTGATCTGGCTGTACTGGCAAAATCCCGGGAAGAAGAGACGACCCGGCCAACCCTTAAAGAACTGGCAGCGAAGCTGTCCGGAGGAGTGAATGGTTACAGTCGCTGAACTGCAGGCGCTGCGTCAGGCGCGCCTTGATTTATTAACCGGTAAACGGGTGGTGTCTGTCCAGAAAGATGGTCGCAGAATTGAATATACGGCGGCTTCTCTGGATGAGCTTAACCGGGCGATCAATGATGCGGAGTCGGTACTGGGGACAACCCGGCGTCGCCGTCGTCCGCTGGGAGTGAGGTTATGAAACGAACGCCTGTCCTGATTGATGTGAACGGCGTTCCGCTTCGTGAGAGTCTCAGCTACAACGGGGGCGGTGCAGGATTTGGCGGGCAAATGGCTGAGTGGTTGCCACCGGCGCAGAGTGCCGATGCGGCCCTGCTACCCGCGTTGCGTCTGGGGAATGCCCGGGCAGATGATCTGGTGCGCAATAACGGAATAGCGGCTAATGCGGTGGCTCTGCATAAGGATCACATTGTCGGGCATATGTTTCTGATCAGCTACCGTCCGAACTGGCGCTGGCTGGGGATGCGGGAGACCGCAGCAAAAAGCTTTGTCGATGAGGTGGAGGCGGCCTGGTCGGAATACGCCGAAGGGATGTTTGGCGAGATCGACGTGGAAGGAAAACGCACGTTCACGGAATTTATCCGTGAAGGTGTGGGCGTTCATGCGTTTAACGGCGAAATCTTTGTGCAGCCGGTCTGGGATACGGAAACCACGCAGTTATTCCGTACGCGTTTTAAAGCCGTGAGTCCGAAACGGGTGGACACGCCTGGACACGGTATGGGGAACCGTTTTCTGCGGGCCGGTGTGGAGGTCGATCGATATGGCCGTGCCGTCGCGTACCATATTTGTGAGGACGATTTTCCGTTCTCTGGTAGTGGACGATGGGAACGGATCCCGCGTGAACTTCCCACCGGGCGTCCGGCCATGCTGCATATTTTCGAGCCGGTGGAGGACGGGCAGACCCGTGGGGCTAATCAGTTTTACAGCGTCATGGAACGGCTGAAGATGCTCGATTCCCTGCAGGCAACACAGCTTCAGTCGGCCATAGTGAAGGCGATGTATGCAGCGACGATTGAAAGTGAACTTGATACCGAAAAGGCCTTTGAATATATCGCCGGTGCGCCGCAGGGGCAGAAGGATAATCCGCTTATTAATATTCTGGATAAGTTCTCCACCTGGTATGACACGAATAGCGTGACGCTGGGCGGTGTCAAAATTCCGCACCTTTTCCCCGGTGATGATCTGAAACTTCAGACCGCGCAGGATTCAGACAATGGATTTTCGGCGCTTGAACAGGCGCTGCTGCGGTATATCGCCGCCGGTCTTGGCGTTTCCTACGAACAGTTGTCCCGTGATTACTCGAAGGTCAGTTATTCAAGTGCCCGCGCATCCGCCAATGAGTCGTGGCGCTATTTTATGGGGCGGCGAAAATTTATTGCGTCCCGGCTGGCCACGCAGATGTTTTCCTGCTGGCTGGAAGAGGCACTTCTTCGGGGGATTATTCGTCCGCCACGGGCACGTTTTGATTTTTATCAGGCGCGATCAGCCTGGTCACGGGCTGAGTGGATTGGAGCCGGAAGAATGGCCATTGACGGGCTCAAGGAGGTTCAGGAGTCAGTGATGCGCATTGAGGCCGGACTGAGCACGTATGAGAAAGAGCTGGCGCTGATGGGCGAGGATTATCAGGACATTTTCCGCCAGCAGGTCAGGGAATCTGCAGAGCGGGAAAAAGCCGGACTCTCACGTCCGGTGTGGATAGCGCAGGCGTATCAGCAGCAGATAGCGGAGAGTCGCAGGCCGGAAGAGGAGACAACACCACGTGAGACGTAATCTTTCACACATTATTGCCGCAGCATTCAATGAACCGCTGCTTCTGGAACCCGCCTATGCGCGGGTTTTCTTTTGCGCGCTCGGGCGCGAGATGGGGGCAGCAAGTCTTTCGGTACCACAACAGCAGGTACAGCTTGATGCTCCCGGAATGCTGGCTGAAACGGACGAGTACATGGCCGGAGGTAAACGACCGGCCCGTGTTTACCGGGTGGTGAACGGTATTGCGGTACTGCCGGTGAGCGGCACGCTGGTGCACCGGCTGGGGGGGATGCGGCCATTTTCCGGAATGACTGGCTATGACGGCATTGTCGCCTGTCTTCAGCAGGCAATGGCAGATAGCCAGGTGCGGGGCATACTGCTGGACATTGACAGTCCGGGCGGGCAGGCCGCCGGCGCGTTTGACTGCGCTGACATGATTTACCGCCTCCGTCAGCAGAAGCCGGTCTGGGCACTGTGCAATGACACGGCCTGTTCTGCAGCCATGCTGCTGGCGTCGGCCTGCTCCCGACGGCTGGTTACCCAGACATCCCGTATCGGCTCCATTGGCGTGATGATGAGCCATGTCAGCTATGCCGGTCATCTGGCGCAGGCCGGTGTGGATATCACGCTGATTTATGCCGGGGCGCACAAGGTGGATGGCAATCAGTTTGAAGCGTTGCCGGCAGAGGTTCGCCAGGATATGCAGCAGCGGATTGATGCGGCGCACCGGATGTTTGCCGAAAAAGTGGCGATGTATACCGGGTTGTCTGTGGATGCGGTCACGGGAACAGAGGCCGCCGTTTTTGAAGGTCAGTCCGGCATTGAGGCCGGGCTGGCGGATGAATTAATCAATGCGTCGGATGCCATCAGTGTGATGGCCACGGCGCTGAACAGTAATGTCAGAGGAGGCACTATGCCGCAATTAACTGCAACGGAAGCCGCCGTGCAGGAGAACCAGCGAGTGATGGGGATCCTGACATGCCAGGAAGCGAAAGGACGTGAACAGCTTGCCACGATGCTGGCAGGGCAACAGGGCATGAGCGTTGAACAGGCCCGGGCGATTCTGGCCGCGGCGGCACCGCAGCAGCCGGTGGCATCCGCGCAGAGTGAAGCCGATCGCATTATGGCGTGTGAAGAAGCGAACGGTCGTGAACAACTGGCAGTAACGCTGGCGGCGATGCCGGAGATGACGGTGGAAAAAGCCCGCCCGATCCTGGCTGCTTCACCGCAGGCGAATGCCGGACCATCACTCCGTGATCAGATCATGGCACTGGATGAGGCAAAAGGGGCTGAGGCGCAGGCTGAACAGCTGGCTGCCTGCCCGGGAATGACCGTGGAGAGCGCCCGGGCTGTGCTGGCTGCGGGATCAGGTAAGGCAGAACCGGTCTCTGCATCCACAACCGCCCTGTTTGAACATTTCATGGCGAACCATTCACCGGCTGCGGTCCAGGGGGGCGTGTCACAGGCGTCAGAAGACGGTGATGCGGACGTGAAAATGCTCATGGCCATGCCATGAAGTCAGTGCTGAACATCAATACGAGGTTTTAACAATATGGTGACGAAAACCATCACTGAACAGCGTGCGGAAGTACGTATTTTTGCCGGTAATGATCCGGCTCACACCGCCACAGGCAGCAGCGGGATTTCCTCGGCAACACCGGCACTGACACCCCTGATGCTGGATGGGGCCACCGGGAAACTGGTGGTCTGGGACGGACAGAAAGCCGGTAGTGCGGTTGGCATACTGGTACTGCCGCTTGAAGGCACAGAGGCGGTGCTGACGTATTACAAGTCGGGGACCTTTGCGACGGAGGCAATCCGCTGGCCTGAAAGTGTGGATGAACACAAAAAGGCCAACGCCTTTACCGGCAGTGCCCTGAGTCACGCGGCGCTGCCGTAACACGTTATCAGGCCACCGCGTTGGCCTGACTGATTTCTTAATGAAAGGAACTGATTTATGGGATTGTTTACGACCCGCCAGTTACTCGGTTATACCGAACAAAAAGTTAAATTCCGTGCGCTGTTTCTGGAGCTGTTTTTCCGCCGTACGGTGAATTTCCACACCGAAGAGGTGATGCTGGACAAAATTACCGGAAAAACGCCGGTGGCGGCCTATGTCTCCCCGATCGTTGAAGGAAAAGTGCTTCGCCATCGCGGTGGTGAAACCCGCGTGTTACGTCCGGGCTACGTCAAGCCCAAACACGAATTTAATTACCAGCAGGCGGTTGAGCGCCTTCCTGGTGAAGATCCGGCTCAGCTGAACGACCCGGCCTACCGTCGTCTGCGTATCATTACCGATAACCTCAAACAGGAAGAGCACGCTATTGTCCAGGTGGAAGAAATGCAGGCGGTGAATGCCGTGCTGTATGGCAAATACACCATGGAAGGGGAACAGTTTGACACGGTCGAGGTGGATTTTGGACGCTCTGAAGGAAATAACATTGAGCAGGCCGACGGTAAAAAATGGTCTGAGCAGGACCGTGATACGTTTGATCCGACGCATGATATTGACCTTTACTGCGATCAGGCCAGCGGTCTTGTGAATATTGCCATTATGGACGGTACGGTCTGGCGTCTGCTGAATGGCTTTAAGCTGTTCCGCGAAAAACTGGATACCCGTCGCGGCTCAAATTCACAACTCGAAACGGCAGTGAAAGACCTGGGAGCGGTGGTGTCTTTCAAAGGGTATTACGGTGATCTGGCCATTGTGGTGGCGAAAACGTCTTATGTGGCAGACGACGGTACCGAAAAACGTTATCTGCCGGTGGGCACACTGGTCCTGGGGAATACGGCAGCAGAGGGCATTCGTTGCTATGGTGCCATTCAGGATGCGCAGGCGTTGTCCGAAGGTGTGGTGGCCTCTTCCCGTTATCCGAAACACTGGCTGACTGTGGGCGATCCGGCCCGTGAATTCACCATGACGCAGTCCGCACCGCTGATGGTGCTGCCGGATCCGGATGAGTTTGTGGTGGTGCAGGTGAAATAATCCGTGAGCGGGGGCGAAATGCCCCCGTGTCTTTTTTCACAGGAGGCTGAGATGGCAACAAAAGAAGAAAATCTGAATCGTCTTCGTCAACTGGCTGGCCTGCTGGGGCGCGAGGCGGATATGTCGGGGAGTGCTGCGGATATTGCGCAACGTGTGTCTGAGTGGGAAGAGGAGCTTGCTGTTTCCCCGGAGGGCATTATGCACTCTGATGAGAGCGGGGCTGATCAAAATCACACAGACGATGGTGAGCAGTTGAACAACACGGATGCTCCGGATGATGTTAAAGCCGTCCGGGTACGGAAGTGCCTGCAAGTAATGGGGTATTGCCCGGAGACAGGTCGTCCCGTTGAGCTGGCGTTACGGGGTATGCGTGTTCTGGTGCCATCATCACTGGCAACGGCCATGATACAGCACGGAACGGCTGAATATGCGTGATTTTCAGAATGCCTTTGATGCTGCCCTCGCCGGGGTAGACAGTACGATCGTTGAAGTGATGGGGCTCTGTGCGCAGTTCACCTCGGGGGCACAGTGTGGCAGCGAAGTTCAGGGGGTTTTTGACGATCCGGAGTCGCTGGGGTTTGCCGGTGGCGGGGTCCGTATTGAAGGAAGCAGCCCGTCATTATTTGTGCGGACGGATACGGTTCGTGCCGTGCGGCGTGGTGACACGCTGACCATTAATGGTGAGACATTCTGGGTGGATCGTGTTTCTCCGGATGACGGGGGCAGCTGTTATCTCTGGCTCAACCGTGGGCAACCACCCGCAGTTAACCGGCGACGATAAACGCAGGGTGAATTATGGCGATAAAAGGGCTTGATCAGGCGATTGACAATCTGAGCCGGGTTCGTAAAAACGCCATTCCGGCTGCTTCTGCAATGACCATTAACCGCGTGGCCACAACGGCGATTAATCAGTCTTCGTCACAGGTTGCCCGGGAAACCAGGGTGAGACGGAAACTGGTAAAGGAACGGTCCAGACTGAAACGGGCGACGGTCAGAAATCCGAATGCCAGAATTATCGTTAACCGCGGTGATCTCCCTGTGATTAAGCTGGGGATCAGAATGCTGGGGCGTCGTCCGAACAGCATACTCAAAGCCGGTCAGCATCGTTATCAGCGGGCATTTATCCAGCGATTAAATAATGGGCGCTGGCATGTTATGCAACGTCTTCCCCAGGCCAGATATGAGGAGGGCAATGACGACAAGGGAAGGAAAAAGCGTAATCGCCTTCCCATTCAGGTGGTGAAAATCCCGATGGCGGCCCCACTGAAACAGGCATTTGATGAGAATGTTGACCGTATCCGGCGTGAACGCCTGCCTAAAGAACTGGCATACGCGCTGAAACAACAACTGAGGATTGCGATAAAACGATGAAACACACTGACATTCGTGCCGCAGTGCTGGATGCACTCGAGCAGCATGAACACGGGGCGACGCTGTTTGATGGTCGCCCCGTTGTTTTTGACGAAGAGGATTTTCCTGCGATCGCGGTTTATCTGACGGATGCAGAGTATACCGGTGAAGAGCTGGATGCAGATACCTGGCGGGCCACACTGCATATTGAGGTGTTTTTACCGGCACAGGTACCTGATTCGGAGCTCGATCAGTGGATGGAAAGCCGGATTTATCCGGCGATGACTGCGATCCCTGCACTGGCAGGACTGATTACCACGATGGTTACGCAGGGCTATGAGTATCGTCGTGATGACGATATGGCGTTATGGAGCTCTGCAGATCTGACTTATTCCATTACATACGAGATGTGAGGACGATATGGCAACACCAAATCCCCTTGAGCCGGTAAAAGGTGCCGGTACCACTCTGTGGGTTTACAACGGCAAGGGTGATGCTTATGCAAACCCGTTGTCAGACGATGACTGGCAGCGACTGGCTAAGGTGAAGGATCTGACGCCGGGCGAGATGACGGCAGAATCCTACGATGATAACTACCTGGATGATGAAGACGCGGACTGGACCGCGACCGGGCAGGGGCAGAAATCTGCAGGTGATACCAGTTTTACGCTGGCCTGGAAACCGGGAGAGGAAGGCCAGAAAGGGCTTATAGGCTGGTTTGAAAGCGGCGATGTCCGGGCCTATAAAATCCGTTTTCCGAATGGCACGGTGGATGTGTTTCGTGGCTGGGTCAGCAGTATCGGTAAGGCCGTGACGGCGAAAGAAGTGATCACCCGCACGGTGAAAGTCACTAACGTGGGTAAACCTTCTGTAGCGGAAGAACGCAGCAAAATTACGCCGGTCAGTGCGATTAAGGTGACGCCGACATCCGGTACGGTGGCAAAAGGGAAAACAACCACCCTGACGGTTTCTTTTGAGCCGGAAAGTGCAACCGACAAGACGTTCAGAGCGGTTTCCGCCGATCCGTCGAAAGCCACCATTAGTGTGAAAGATATGACAATTACGGTAAACGGCGTGGCGACAGGTAAGGTGCAGATCCCTGTGGTGAGCGGAAATGGTCAGTTCGCCGCAGTGGCTGAAGTCACCGTTACTGAAGCGGGCGCTGCAGGGTAAACGGAGGTAATACATGTTTCTGAAAACAGAACAATTTGAATATAACGGTGTGTCTGTCACGCTTTCCGAATTGTCTGCGCTGCAGCGTATCGAGCATCTTGCCCTCCTGAAACGGCGTGCAGAACAGGCAGAATCCTGCGGCAACCTGCAGGTAAGCGTGGAAGATCTCGTCAGAACCGGCGCGTTTCTGGTGGCGATGTCCCTGTGGCATAACCATCCACAGAAAACGCAGTCACCGTCAATGAATGAGGCCGTGATGAAGATAGAGCAGGAAGTGCTCACCACCTGGCCTGCCGATGCCATTGCCCGGGCGGAAGACGTGGTGTTGTGCCTGTCCGGGATGATCGAAGCTGTTCGTCCGGATACTGATATTACTGAAGTGGCGAAAAATAACACGCTGACTGATGATGATTTTTCTGCGGGAAAGTCTTCGACGGCGAGCTGAACTTTGCCCTCAGACTGGCGCGTGAGATGGGGAGACCCGACTGGCGCGCCATGCTTGCCGGGATGACATCCACCGAATATGCCGACTGGCACCGTTTTTACCGCACGCATTATTTTCAGGATACCCAGCTGGATATGCATTTTTCCGGGCTGACGTACGCTGTACTCAGCCTGTTTTTTTGCGATCCGGATATGCATCCCTCTGATTTCAGTCTGCTTGTCCCCCGGCATGAGGAAGAGCAGGTGGAGAGGCCGGATGAGGACAAAATGCTGATGCGGAAAGCGGCAGGACTTGCCGGAGGCGTCCGGTTCGGTGGGGACGGAGGGCGCGATATTTTATCGTCTGCGGATGTGGCGGATGTCATGGTGGATGATGCCGCATTAATGATGGCTTCAGCGGGGATTCCGGGAGGTGTGAGATATGTCCCAGCCGGTTGGTGATCTTGTTATTGACCTGAGTCTGGATGCTGTCCGTTTCGATGAGCAGATGAGCCGGGTAAGGCGTCATTTTTCAGGTCTGGATACCGACGCCAGAAAAACCGCCAGTGCTGTTGAACAGGGCCTGAGCCGCCAGGCGCTGGCTGCACAAAAAGCCGGGATTTCCGTCGGGCAGTATAAAGCGGCCATGCGAACCCTGCCCGCACAGTTTACGGATATCGCCACGCAGCTTGCCGGTGGTCAGAATCCCTGGCTGATCCTGCTGCAACAGGGCGGTCAGGTGAAGGACTCCTTCGGCGGGATGATCCCCATGTTCAGGGGGCTCGCCGGTGCGATCACCCTGCCGATGGTCGGGGTCACCTCGCTGGCGGTGGCGACAGGTGCGCTGGTGTACGCCTGGTACCAGGGAGATTCCACGCTTTCAGCGTTTAATAAAACCCTGGTTCTTTCCGGTAATCAGTCCGGACTGACTGCCGATCGTATGCTGACTCTCTCAAGAGCCGGGCAGGCAGCAGGGCTGACGTTTAACCAGGCGAGAGAGTCACTGGCAGCCCTGGTGAATGCCGGTGTGCGTGGTGGTGAACAGTTTGATGCCATCAACCAGAGTGTCGCGCGTTTTGCGTCTGCATCCGGTGTGGAGGTGGATAAAGTCGCTGAAGCCTTCGGGAAGCTGACCACTGACCCGACGTCGGGACTGATGGCGATGGCGCGCCAGTTCCGTAACGTGACGGCAGAGCAGATTGCGTATGTTGCACAGCTGCAGCGTTCCGGAGACGAGGCCGGGGCATTGCAGGCGGCGAACGATATCGCCACGAAAGGCTTTGATGAGCAGACCCGTCGCCTGAAAGAAAACATGGGAACACTGGAGACCTGGGCGGATAAAACAGGGAAGGCATTCAAATCGATGTGGGATGCCATTCTGGATATCGGTCGTCCTGAATCCTCAGCGGATATGCTCGCCAGTGCGCAGAAGGCATTTGATGAGGCGGATAAAAAATGGCAGTGGTACCAGAGCCGGAGCCAGCGCCGGGGAAAGACCTCCTCTTTTCGTGCGAACCTTCAGGGGGCATGGGATGACCGGGAAAATGCCCGTCTGGGTCTGGCAGCGGCCACGCTGCAGTCGGATATGGAAAAAGCCGGTGAACTGGCGGCAAGGGACCGGGCTGAGCGTGAGGCGTCACAGCTGAAGTATACCGGAGAGGCGCAGAAGGCGTATGAGCGCCTGCAGACGCCGCTGGATAAATATACCGCCCGTCAGAAAGAGCTGAATAAGGCCCTGAAAGACGGAAAAATCCTGCAGGCGGATTACAACACGCTGATGGCGTCGGCAAAAAAGGATTATGAATCGACGCTGAAAAAGCCGTCAGGTGTGAAGGTGTCTGCCGGTGAGCGCCAGGAAGACCGGGCGCATGCAGCCATGCTGGCGCTTGAAACCGAGCTCAGGACGCTGGAAAAACACAGCGGTGTGAATGAGAAAATCAGCCAGCAGCGCCGGGATTTATGGGAAGCGGAAAATCAGTATGTGGTCCTGAAAGAGGCCGCCACGAAACGGCAGTTATCTGAGCAGGAAAAATCCCTGCTGGCTCATGAGAAAGAGACGCTGGAGTACAAACGCCAGCTGGCTGAGCTGGGAGACAAGATTGAACACCAGAAGCGGCTGAATGAGCTGGCACAGCAGGCGGCGCGGTTTGAACAGCAGCAGAGCGCGAAGCAGGCGGCAATCAGCGCAAAAGCCCGCGGCCTCACTGACCGTCAGGCGCAGCGGGAGTCGGAAGAGCAGCGCCTTCGTGAGGTGTACGGTGATAATCCGGCTGCGCTGGCGAAGGCCACATCTGCACTGAAGAACACCTGGTCTGCGGAGGAGCAGCTTCGTGGAAGCTGGATGGCCGGGATAAAGTCCGGCTGGGGCGAGTGGGCGGAAAGTGCGACGGACAGTATGTCGCAGGTAAAAAGTGCAGCCACGCAGACCTTTGACGGTATTGCACAGAATATGGCAGCGATGCTGACCGGCAGCGAACAGAACTGGCGTGGTTTCACCCGTTCTGTGCTGTCCATGCTGACAGAGATTTTTCTGAAGCAGGCGATGGTGGGGATAGTCGGGAGTGTCGGCAGCGCCATTGGCGGGGCTGTTGGTGGCGGCGCATCCGCGTCAGGCGGTACAGCCATTCAGGCTGCGGCGGCGAACTTCCATTTCGCGACCGGGGGATTTACGGGGACGGGGGGTAAATATGAACCTGCGGGGATTGTTCATCGCGGGGAGTTTGTCTTCACGAAGGAGGCGACCAGCCGGATTGGTGTCGGCAATCTGTACCGCCTGATGCGGGGCTATGCGGAAGGTGGTTATGTCGGCGGTGCCGGAAGTCCGGCGCAGATGCGGCGGGCGGAAGGCATTAATTTTAATCAGAACAATCACGTGGTGATTCAGAACGACGGCCCCAACGGGCGGGCAGGGCCGCAGCTGATGAAAGCGGTGTATGAGATGGCCCGCAAGGGGGCACAGGATGAACTCCGGCTGCAGTTGCGTGATGGCGGTATGTTATCAGGGAGCGGTGGATGAAAACCTTTCGCTGGAAAGTGAAGCCGGATATGGAGGTGAACTCGCAGCCATCGGTGCGTGAAGTGCGTTTTGGTGACGGGTACTCACAGCGTATGGCGGCAGGGCTGAATGCTGACCTGAAAACATACAGGGTGACGCTTTCCGTGACCCGGGAGGAGGCCCGGCATCTGGAAGCGTTCCTGGCAGAGCACGGTGGCTGGAAGGCATTTTTGTGGAAGCCACCCTATGCATACCGGCAGATAAAGGTGACCTGTGCCGGGTGGTCTGCGCGGGTCGGGATGTTGCGCGTTGAGTTCAGCGCGGAGTTTAAGCAGGTGGTGAACTGATGCAGGATATTCGCGAAGAAAGTCTGAACGAGTCGGTTAAGTCAGAGCAGTCACCGCGGGTGGTACTCTGGGAAATCGACCTGACGGTACAGGGCGGTGAGCGGTATTTTTTCTGTAATGAGCTGAATGAAAAAGGGGAGCCGGTCACCTGGCAGGGGCGTAAGTATGAGGCGTACCCGATTGATGGCAGCGGCTTTGAAATGAACGGGAAAGGCAGCAGTGCCAGACCGTCGCTGACGGTGTCCAATCTGTTCGGCCTTGTCACCGGGATGGCGGAAGACCTGCAGAGTCTGGTGGGGGCCACGGTGGTCCGCCGCCGGGTGTATGCCCGTTTTCTGGATGCGGTGAATTTTGTGGCGGGCAATCCGGAAGCGGACCCGGAGCAGGAGCTGAGCGACCGCTGGGTGGTGGAGCAGATGTCGCAGCTGACAGCCATGACGGCCTCGTTTGTGCTGGCCACACCGACCGAGACGGACGGAGCGCAGTTTCCCGGTCGTATCATGCTGGCGAACACCTGTATGTGGACCTACCGCTCTGATGAGTGTGGTTACACGGGCGGGGCTGTGGCGGATGAGTTCGATAAACCCACCACGGATATCCGTAAGGACAGATGCAGCAAGTGCATGCGCGGGTGTGAACTGCGCAGGAATGTCGGCAATTTTGGCGGTTTCCTTTCCATTAATAAACTTTCGCAGTAAATCCCGGTTTATGACACAGACTGAATCAGCGATTCTGGCGCATGCCCGGCGGTGTGCGCCTGCGGAGTCGTGCGGCTTCGTGATAAGCACGCCGGAGGGGGAGCGGTATATCCCTTGTGTGAATATTTCCGCAGAGCCGGAGGCGTATTTTCGTATCGCACCGGAAGACTGGCTGCGGGCAGAGATACAGGGGGAGATTGTGGCACTGGTCCACAGTCATCCCGGTGAGCTGCCCTGGCTTAGCGAGGCTGACCGGCGGCTGCAGATAAAAAGCGCACTGCCCTGGTGGCTGGTCTGCCGGGGGGAAATTCATAAATTCCGCTGTGTGCCACATCTGACAGGACGGCGCTTTGAGCACGGGGTGACGGACTGTTACACGCTGTTCCGGGATGCATACCATCTGGCGGGAATTGATATGCCGGATTTTCATCGCGAGGATGACTGGTGGCGCAACGGCCAGAACCTGTACCTGGACAATATGGCAGTCACCGGCTTTTACCGGGTGCCCCTGTCCTCTGCACAGCCGGGCGATATCCTGCTGTGCTGCTTCGGCGCATCGGTGGCTAATCATGCCGCCATTTACTGCGGCAACGGTGAACTGCTTCACCATATTCCTGAACAACTGAGTAAACGGGAGAGGTATTCCGAAAAATGGCAACGACGAACGCATTCTGTCTGGCGTCACCGCCACTGGCACACATCTGCCTTCACGGGGATTTACAACGATTTGGCCGCCGCCTCAGCCTGTATGTGAACACGGCAGCGGAAGCCATTCGCGCCCTGTCGATGCAGATGCCGGGCTTTCGCCTTCAGATGAACGAAGGCTGGTACCAGATACGTATTGCCGGTGAAGACACGGCACCGGAGGTGGTGTACGCCCGCCTTCACGAACAGCTGGGTGAGGGAACGGTCATCCACATTGTGCCGCGACTGGCCGGGGCCGGAAAGGGTGGACTGCAGATTGTGCTGGGGGCGGCAGCCATCGCGGGCTCTTTCTTCACTGCCGGGGCATCAATGGCGTTATGGGGTTCAGCCCTGGCAGCCGGTGGTTTTTCTGCCACCACGATGCTGTTTTCACTTGGAGCCAGCATGATTCTGGGCGGTGTGGCCCAGATGCTGGCCCTGAAGGCAAAAACACCGGATTACCGCGCAACGGATAACGGCAGACAGAACACGTACTTTTCCTCGCTGGATAACATGATTGCCCAGGGGAACCCGATGCCGGTGCCTTACGGGGAAATGCTGGTTGGCTCCCGCCGTATATCCCAGGACATCAGCACCCGTGATGAAGGCGGGGGCGGAAAGGTCGTGGTTATCGGGCGACAGGGATAAAACATAAAAAAATCCCGCAGTGATCGCGGAGCTGCGGGGACAGACAAATGAAGATCAATGTGAAGGAGTTGTTTTTGTTACTCGGGCAAAAAAAACACTAACGCAGCGAAATTATACGCGCCACAGTCAGTGTGTGAAAATGTGAAGATATTCAGAAATTTTATTCCGTCATGACGCAGGCACCCGGTGAGGTGCCTGTTGTTTTTGTGAGTGAACAATTATCACGGTAAGAGGTGATGTAATGGGCAAAGGTGGCGGCAAGGCGCACACACCGCGTGAGGCGAAAGACAATCTCAAATCCACGCAGATGATGAGCGTGATTGATGCGATTGGTGAGGGACCGATAGAAGGCCCGGTGAAAGGCCTGCAGAGTATTCTGGTGAACAAAACCCCGCTGACGGACACGGACGGTAATCCCGTGATACACGGTGTGACCGCGGTCTGGCGTGCCGGGGAGCAGGAGCAGACACCACCGGAAGGCTTTGAGTCCTCCGGCTCTGAAACTGTACTGGGTGTCGAAGTGACCAGGGCAAAACCGGTAACACGCACCATTACGTCAGCGAACATTGACCGCCTGCGGGTGACCTTCGGGGTGCAGTCACTGGTGGAGACCACCTCAAAGGGTGACCGTAACCCGGCATCCGTCCGCCTGCTGATTCAGTTACAGCGTAACGGTAACTGGGTGACAGAAAAGGACGTCACCATTAACGGCAAGACCACCTCACAGTTCCTGGCCTCGGTGATTCTGGATAATCTGCCTCCCCGGCCCTTTAACATCCGGATGGTCAGGGAGACGGCGGACAGCACCACGGACCAGCTGCAGAATAAGACGCTGTGGTCGTCATACACCGAAATCATCGATGTGAAACAGTGCTACCCGAACACGGCCATTGTGGGGCTGCAGGTGGATGCGGAGCAGTTCGGCGGCCAGCAGATGACGGTGAACTACCATATCCGCGGTCGCATCATCCAGGTGCCGTCAAACTATGACCCGGAAAAACGCACGTATAGTGGTATCTGGGACGGCAGTCTGAAACCGGCATACAGCAACAACCCGGCCTGGTGTCTGTGGGACATGCTGACTCACCCGCGCTACGGCATGGGAAAACGTCTGGGGGCGGCGGATGTGGACAAGTGGGCGCTGTATGCCATCGGGCAGTACTGCGACCAGACGGTCCCGGATGGTTTCGGGGGGACCGAGCCGCGGATGACCTTTAATGCGTACCTGGCACAACAGCGTAAGGCGTGGGACGTTCTCAGTGATTTCTGCTCTGCGATGCGCTGTATGCCGGTATGGAACGGTCAGACGCTGACGTTCGTTCAGGACCGCCCGTCGGATGTGGTGTGGCCGTACACCAACAGCGATGTGGTGGTGGATGATAACGGCGTGGGATTCCGCTACAGCTTCAGTGCCCTGAAGGACCGGCACACGGCGGTGGAGGTGAATTACACCGACCCGCAGAACGGCTGGCAGACCTCCACGGAACTGGTGGAAGACCCGGAAGCCATACTGCGCTACGGGCGCAATCTGCTGAAGATGGACGCGTTCGGCTGTACCAGCCGCGGTCAGGCCCACCGTGCCGGACTGTGGGTGATAAAGACCGAACTGCTGGAAACGCAGACGGTGGATTTCACGCTCGGGTCTCAGGGGCTGCGGCACACACCCGGTGACATTATTGAAATCTGTGATAATGACTATGCCGGGACCCTGACCGGCGGACGTGTCCTGTCCATTGATGCTGCCACCCGCACCCTGACGCTGGACCGTGAGGTTACCCTGCCGGAGACCGGTGCCGCCACGGTGAACCTGATTAACGGCAGCGGTAAGCCGGTGAGTGTGGACATCACCGAACACCCCGCGCCGGACCGGATACAGGTCAGTACCCTGCCTGATGGTGTGGAGACATACGGGGGGTGGGGACTCTCCCTGCCGTCACTGCGCCGTCGCCTGTTCCGCTGTGTCTCCATCCGGGAAAACACGGACGGCACCTTTGCCATCACGGCGGTGCAGCACGTACCGGAAAAAGAAGCCATCGTGGATAACGGTGCCCGCTTTGAGCCGCAGTCAGGCTCCCTGAACAGCGTCATCCCACCGGCAGTACAGCACCTGACGGTGGAGGTGAGCGCAGCTGACGGCCAGTATCTGGCGCAGGCTAAATGGGACACGCCGCGGGTGGTGAAGGGCGTGCGCTTCAGTCTGCGCCTGACCAGTGGTAAGGGAACGGATGCCAGACTGGTGACCACCGCCATCACCGCAGACACGGAGCACCGTTTCAGCGGCCTGCCGCTCGGGGAATACACCCTGACGGTGCGGGCGATAAACAGCTATGGCCAGCAGGGTGAACCTGCCACCACCACCTTCCGGATTGCCGCACCGGCAGCACCGTCGCGGATTGAGCTGACGCCGGGCTATTTTCAGATAACCGCCACGCCGCATCTTGCCGTTTATGACCCGACGGTACAGTTTGAGTTCTGGTTCTCGGAAAAGCGGATTGCGGATATCAGGCAGGTTGAAACCGCAGCCCGCTATCTTGGCTCGGCGCTGTACTGGATAGCTGCCAGTATCAATATCAAACCGGGCCATGATTATTATTTTTATATCCGCAGTGTGAATACTGTTGGCAAATCGGCATTTGTGGAGGCTGTTGGCCAGCCGAGTGATGATGCATCCGGCTATCTGGATTTTTTCAAAGGAGAGATAGGGAAAACCCATCTGGCTCAGGAGTTGTGGACGCAGATTGATAACGGTCAGCTTGCGCCTGACCTGGCTGAAATCAGGACGTCCATTACGGATGTCAGCAATGAAATCACGCAGACCGTCAATAAAAAACTGGAAAATCAGAGTGCGGCAATCCAGCAGATACAGAAAGTTCAGGTTGATACAAATAATAACCTGAACAGCATGTGGGCCGTGAAACTGCAGCAGATGCAGGACGGACGCCTTTATATTGCGGGTATCGGTGCCGGTATTGAGAATACGCCAGCAGGAATGCAGAGTCAGGTGCTGCTGGCGGCAGACAGGATTGCGATGATTAATCCTGCGAATGGCAACACAAAGCCGATGTTTGTTGGTCAGGGCGATCAGATATTTATGAATGAAGTGTTCCTGAAATATCTGACGGCTCCCACCATTACCAGCGGCGGTAATCCTCCGGCATTTTCCCTGACACCGGACGGGCGGCTGACGGCGAAAAATGCCGATATCAGCGGTAACGTGAATGCGAACTCCGGGACGCTCAACAACGTCACGATTAACGAGAACTGTCGGGTTCTGGGAAAATTGTCCGCGAACCAGATTGAAGGCGATCTCGTTAAAACAGTGGGCAAAGCTTTCCCCCGGGACTCCCGTGCACCGGAGCGGTGGCCATCAGGAACCATTACCGTCAGGGTTTATGACGATCAGCCGTTTGACCGGCAGATTGTTATTCCGGCGGTGGCATTCAGCGGCGCTAAACATGAGAAAGAGCATACTGATATTTACTCCTCATGCCGTCTGATAGTGCGGAAAAACGGTGCTGAAATTTATAACCGTACCGCGCTGGATAATACGCTGATTTACAGTGGTGTTATTGATATGCCTGCCGGTCACGGTCACATGACACTGGAGTTTTCGGTGTCAGCATGGCTGGTAAATAACTGGTATCCCACAGCAAGTATCAGCGATTTGCTGGTTGTGGTGATGAAGAAAGCCACTGCAGGCATCACGATTAGCTGAATTTTATAACCCAGATACGGGCGCCAGAAATGGCGCCTTTTTTATTGCAGAAAAGCGAGAGGTAATTATGCGTAAATTATGTGCTGTTATTTTGTCCGCAGTAGTCTGGCAGGTCGCCGCTGCTACGCCAGCGAGTGCAGCAGAACATCAGTCCACGCTGAGCGCGGGGTATCTCCATGCCTCGACGAACGTTCCCGGTAGTGATGATCTGAACGGGATTAACGTGAAATACCGTTATGAGTTTACGGACGCGCTGGGGCTGATTACGTCCTTCAGTTATGCCAATGCTGAGGATGAGCAAAAAACGCGCTACAGCGATACCCGCTGGCATGAAGATTCCGTGCGTAACCGCTGGTTCAGCGTGATGGCGGGGCCGTCTGTACGCGTGAATGAATGGTTCAGCGCGTATGCGATGGCGGGTGTGGCTTACAGCCGTGTGTCGACTTTCTCCGGGGATTATCTCCGCGTAACTGACAACAAGGGGAAAACGCACGATGTGCTGACCGGAAGTGATGACGGTCGCCACAGCAACACGTCTCTGGCGTGGGGGGCTGGCGTGCAGTTTAACCCGACCGAATCCGTGACCATTGACCTTGCTTATGAAGGTTCCGGTAGTGGCGACTGGCGAACGGATGCATTTATTGTTGGTATCGGATACCGTTTCTGACAACAGACGCCGATTTATCTTCTGTAAATATTGTTATGATACGCAGGTTCATCCACCTTATGGGGTGAACTGCGTTTGAGGAAACGTAAAGTTACACTGTCCTGAAGCCCGTGGCGTCACTGCTGCGGGCTTTTTTTATTGGTGGAAAAGTATGACAGTAAAAATTTCTGGCGTGCTTAAAGATGGCACAGGAAAACCAGTACAGAACTGCACCATTGTGCTGAAGGCCAGACGAACCAGCAGCACGGTGGTGGTGAACACGGTGGCCTCTGAAAATCCGGATGAAGCCGGACGTTACAGCATGGATGTTGAGCATGGTCAGTACAGCGTCACCCTGCTGGTTGAAGGTTTTCCGCCTTCACATGCCGGGACCATTACCGTCTATGAAGGTTCCAGACCAGGTACGCTGAATGATTTTCTCGGTGCCATGACGGAGGATGATGTCCGACCGGAGGCACTGCGCCGCTTTGAGCAGATGGTGGAAGAGGTGGCGCGTAACGCGTCCGCAGTGGCACAGAACACGGCAGCCGCGAAGAAGTCAGCCGGCGATGCCAGCACATCAGCCCGTGAGGCGGCAACCCATGCGACTGATGCTGCAGGCTCAGCACGTGCAGCCAGCACGTCAGCCGGACAGGCCGCGACGTCGGCTCAGGAGGCTTTTTCCAGCGCAGGAACGGCATCAGCAAAAGCCTCTGAGGCATCAAAAAGTGCTGCTGCTGCAGAGTCATCAAAAAGCGCGGCAGCTACCAGCGCCAGTGCCGCGAAAACGTCAGAAACGAATGCCGCAGCATCACAAAAATCGGCAGCCACTTCTGCATCCACAGCGACCACGAAGGCGTCAGAAGCTGCCACCTCGGCACGGGGTGCGGCGGCCTCAAAAGAGGCAGCGAAATCTTCAGAAACGAATGCATCATCAAGTGCCAGTAGTGCAGCTTCCTCGGCAACGGCGGCAGGAAATTCCGCGAAGGCGGCAAAAACGTCCGAGACGAACGCTAAGTCTTCTGAAACAGCAGCGGGACAGAGCGCCTCAGCTGCGGCAGGTTCAAAAACAGCGGCTGCATTATCTGCCAGTGCCGCGTCAACAAGTGCCGGGCAGGCCTCAGCCAGTGCCACCGCCGCCGGAAAATCGGCAGAAAGCGCCGCATCATCCGCTTCAACAGCCACAACGAAGGCTGGCAAAGCCACTGAGCAAGCCACTGCAGCAGCGAGGTCTGCTTCTGCAGCAAAAACCTCTGAAACAAATGCAAAGACTTCAGCAGACAATGCTGCTTCCTCTAAGGCGGCAGCCGCATCGTCAGCCAGTTCAGCGGCGTCATCGGCATCATCTGCGTCTGCTTCAAAAGATGAGGCGACCAGACAGGCGTCAGCAGCAAAGGGCAGCGCCACGACGGCATCCACGAAGGCGACAGAGGCAGCTGGCAGTGCGACGGCGGCAGCTCAGAGCAAAAGTACGGCGGAATCCGCGGCAACGCGCGCCGAGACAGCGGCAAAACGGGCAGAGGATATTGCATCCGCCGTGGCGCTTGAGGATGCGAGCACGACGAAAAAGGGGATAGTACAGCTCAGCAGTGCGACCAACAGCACTTCCGAGTCACTGGCGGCAACGCCAAAAGCGGTTAAGGCGGTAATGGGTGAAACGAACAAGAAAGCGCCCTTAAATAGTCCTGCACTGACCGGAACGCCAACAACACCAACTGCGCGACAGGGAACGAATAATACCCAAATCGCAAGCACGGCTTATGTTATGGCTGCGATCGCTGCCCTCGTGGACTCGTCGCCTGACGCACTGAATACGCTGAACGAGCTGGCTGCGGCGTTGGGCAACGACCCGAATTTTGCGACCACCATGACTAGCGCGCTTGCGGGTAAGCAACCGAAAGATGCCACCCTGACGGCGCTGGCCGGGCTTGCTACTGCGGCAGACAGGTTTCCGTATTTTACGGGGAATGATGTTGCCAGTCTGGCAACCCTGACAAAAGTTGGGCGGGATATTCTTGCGAAATCGACCGTTGCCGCCGTTATCGAATACCTCGGTTTACAGGAAACGGTAAACAAGGCTGGTAACGCCGTTCAGCGTTCCGGCGATAAAATGACCGGAGAACTGAAAATTGGCACGGTGAATGCGCTGCGAATTTTCAATGATGCCTTCGGTCTTATTTTCCGTCGTTCAGAAGATTTTCTTCATTTCATTCCGACGGCTGAAGGACAAGGCGAAAACGGTGATATCGGCCCATTAAGGCCATTCGCTATAAATCTGAGAACAGGTGCTATATCTGTCAGCCACGGGGCCAAAATTGATGGTGGGCTGGCGCTTGGTACAGATAACGCACTGGGCGGTAATTCCATTACTCTCGGAGATAACGACACTGGTATTAAACAGGGCGGCGACGGTGTCCTTTTATTCTATTCAAATGGACAACTGGCATTTGGGCTTCAACCCGCATCTGCTGATTTTTATAAGCGGGTTGCATATATTCATCAGGGAATAATTCCTGATGGAAGTGGCGCATTTGCAGACCAGTTGAATAATGCCACCGCGCCTTTTGTTCAGACGCAGTTTGCCTGGAATCCCACTCCTGGTGGTCATTACGTGCCGATAGTTAAGGGCTTGTCCATTCGCAATGGACAGGGCTATCCCGGCGCGGTCAGCTTTGGGTATTTACTGACAGAACAGTATGGATTTCCGGTTCCATGTATTCATATGCGTGGCGATGGCGGTAATGATGCTTTATGGCAGTTTAACCCGAACGATAAATCCTTTATTTCACCGGGTGCTCTTATTGCGGGTGGCGTCCGTTATAACACCGATGGAAATATATTTGGTGGGTGCTGGGGGTCAAACTTAAATGATTACCTGAATAGTTCTTTTATCAGAAATGTGCGTCTGGGAGGCAGACGTTCTGACACATTATATCGCGGAGGACTTTGCGAACCAGGTAATGGTCATGTGACAACAGGATTGCAAATTATTGGTGAGGTTGATGGAGATGACTGGATGGTGTCACGACCACTACAAAAATACATTTCTGGTAACTGGTATAACGTTGAACAGGCATAGCCATCAGGAGAATATATGCAACATCTGAAAAATATTACCGCCGGAAACCCCAAAACCATTGAGCAGTATCAGCTTACGAAAAAAGCTGGCGTTATCTGGCTATATACAGAAGACGGTAAAAACTGGTATGACGAATTAAAAAACTTTCAGGATGATACTTTAAAAATAGCTTATGACCAGAAGGGGATTATTCGTTGTATTGAGAAAGACGTATCAACACTTAACCCTGACGGGTTAAGTGTTGTTGAGTTACCGAATATAACAGCCAACCGTCGCGCCGATATCTCGGGAAACTGGAAGTTTCTGGATGGTAAAGTAGTAAAGCGGGAATATACAAAACAGGAACTGCAACAGCAGGCAGAGTTACAAAAAGCCGCTTTGCTTTCCGAAGCGGAGTCTGTGATTCAACCGCTGGAACGTGCTGTCAGACTGAATATGGCAACTGATGAGGAACGCACACGACTGGAATCATGGGAACGCTACAGCGTTATGGTCAGCCGTGTGGATACTGCAAAGCCTGAATGGCCACAGAAACCAGAATAACAACAAATTAAGGCCCGTACGGGCCTTTTCTTATTCTGGTGGTTCCGGGAATGTTACAGGAAGAACCGAGGTATCAGTTGTCTCAACCTGTTGCACGTATCGCATCCAGTTCATCAGTTGCTGTCTGTCTGAATCAGTGATAATCCCCAAAGTAAGCTGTGTTTGCCAGAACTGCGTTTTTTCTCTGGCCTGCTGTAATAATATTTTTTTCTGGTTTTCCGTCTGTAGGCGCAACTCTTCTTCGGTATATACACGTTTAATGACTGCGCCATCTTTAAACATCCATTTACCTGAGTCGTCAGCACGCCGGTTGGCGGTAATATCAGGAATCTCAACGACGCTATAACCTTCAGGGTTAAGTGTGGAGGCATCTTTGGTTATGGCAACAATAATATTATTTTCATCGTAAACAATCTTTATGGTGTCTGGCTGAAAGTTTTTCACTTCCTCATACCAGTTTTTTCCGTCCTCAGAGTAAAGCCAGATAACTCCGTGTTTCTTTGTTAACTCATACTGTTCCAGTGTTTTAGCATTACCCGCTTTTATGTTCTTTAAGTGCATCATATTAAACGCTCGCTACATTATACCAGGTGCCATTTATATACTTTTGAACGGGTCTGTAATAAACGCCCGCTATATTATCGGCAGAGTTAGACCCTGTATCCTGAACATTAATACCAGACAATACATGACCTGAAGGGCACTGGAAATTCCATGTTTGCCAGTTGTTCACTCCATAATATTGCTGTGAACCAAGTCGAACATCTTTCACATAACGGGAATCAAAGTTACCGTAATCCGAGGGGTTAACACGCCCTGTAATATTTATGGTTTTATTACTTTGAATGCTTCCGGAGACAAAGCGCATAACATGGACGTTATTAGCATAAACATCCAGATTACCATCGCCATTTTGTTTAAAGCCCGTGTCATTATCACCCAATACAATCGAATTACCGCCAAGAGCACTGGATGTTCCGATACCCAGTGCACCATTCAGTTGACCACCAGATAACGGCAGTGCACCAACATCTCCTGCTGAAGGCTTTCTGGTGGTGGTGTAAAATTCAGACCAGTCGGCTTCAAAACCATAACCATCACGGGCTGAACGATAAAAAATACCGCCATTTTTATAATTAATCCGAAACTGAGCTGCAGGACAACTTCCTTCTCCCATATAAAAATGAATAATTAACGTTGATGCACCACTAATAGTTGCGTTATAGGCTCCGCTACTCCAGTTCCATCCAACTGCTTTATCATTCGCAACGGTGCTTCCTGTTTTCCCTAAGGCAAACGCACCAACATGACTTGCTTTTAATGTGATATCGGAGGAACCATCAAAAGCCACATTGCTTATTTTCCTGGCAGTTTTTAATTTTGCAGCTGTAGAAGCATTGCCGGATAGTTCACCAGAAAGGCCACCGCTGAATGTTTGTCGATTAGTCCAGGTATTCGCTGTACTGAGTAACGGTATTTTCTCCCCGCTTGTGCCGAGTTCTCGTAAACCGAGGTTTTAGATAATGGCGGTTTCTGGCCTGCATGGCATGATTTGTGCTTTTGGACGGGAGATTCAGCGTGCTGATTGGCTATGTAAGGGTATCAACAAATGACCAGAATACAGATCTGCAACGAAACGCTCTTGTTTGTGCAGGATATGAACAAATATTTGAAGATAAATTAAGCGGAACAAGGACAGGCCGACCTGGATTAAAACGTGCTTTAAAGCGCCTTCAAAAAGGTGACGCACTGGTTGTCTGAAAACTGGACTGACTGGTTCACTGTATGCGGCATCTTGTCGTGCTGGTGGTGGAAGCCTAGAAAAAGTATCGGGTGTTACTGAACCGTGTTGATACATCAACTGCACCTGATATTGAGTGGCCTGCAAATCCTGTCAGGGAGTAATCATTGGGATTATGCCGCAGCACGTCTTAAGCAAGAACGTGCTGCGGTTGGATGCTATTTTTTCCCTGAAGCGGAAAACATTACTACAGTACCTTGAACCTTGGTTTTAACATTCTCGAAATGCTCTGAGAGTATATGTGTTAAGCCTTCTTCGGAATCTTTTGTGTTTGAAAAGATGCCTTTCTGATTGTAAATGCGCATCAGTTTTTGACCGAAGCTATTGTGCACAACTCCATCGCCAAGAATTGTGGCTCCGTATAGAGTTCCATCGTCAGTTAAGGCCTGCGCCGCATTGCGTATTACACAGCTTTTTGTAGATATATTTCCAGGCAGGCAGTGAAGAAGGTAAAACATGGAAATGGAATCAAATTGACCATGTAACGCCGCGGGATAAGGTTCAAAAACATCATGGCTAATTTTATGTTTAATTTTTGATTCCCCAGCCCTTGTAGATGCCGCGTTCAGGCTAGCTTCGTTCAAATCCATTAAAGATATCAGACTACTCTCAGGTACGTGAGTAAGGTAAAACCCAGTTCCAACACCAATATCCAGATGGTTGTTACCTACATGTTCCAGAAAGTGTGGAAGAAGGTGTTCCTTTGTAGGACATCCCCATGCAAGCCGATTTGATACTCCCAAAACCCACCAGTCATAAAGCTTTAGGGTAAGTGGTGTGTAAATTTTAGCCCCATCATCTGTGTTTTTTTTCATTGATTTCACCATGTTATAGTTTTATTTGTGAATTAAATCAACTATGGCGATGAATTACAAGGGGTTAAATGCTGCCGCAGCATAGCGATATTGAAATAGCCTGGTATGCTTCGATACAGCAGGAGCCGAATGGCTGGAAGACCGTCACCACACAGTTCTACATCCAGGAATTCAGTGAGTATATTGCGCCACTGCAGGATGCTGTAGATCTGGAAATCGCAACGGAGGAAGAAAGATCGTTGCTGGAGGCATGGAATAAATATCGGGTATTGTTGAATCGTGTTGATACATCAACTGTACCTGATATTGAGTGGCCTGCAAATCCTGTCAGGGAGTAATCATTGGGATTATGCCGCAGACACGTCGTATGCAGGAACGTGCTGCGGTTAGTTTGTGAGCTTTCGATAGTGGTTGTTATTTTTGCCCTTATTTGTTCCGGAGGCCATGGTTCAATGGTCCGTCTGCCCCCTGTGGTGATGTCAGCAAAATCAGCCACTGCGCGAACCACAATAGCCCGGGAAGATGCTGAAGATCACCAGGTAAAGCTGTCAGCGCAGAAACTGGAAGAACTGCTCGCATCAATGGTTAAGGATGAGGTTGATCGCAATGATGGGATTTATTGA